CCAAGAATTGATAGTCTTGGAAGATACAATTCTAAATACAGTATTAGAGCAGTTAAGCGAAGGCAAAACTCTAGCAAGTATAAGGAAGGCAGGGACATTACCGATCAGCTTGATCAAGTTTTATCAATTCTTGAATCAAGAGGAAAACAAAGAGATCAAATCTAGGATTGAAGAAGCCAGAAAAATAGGGGTCCAGAATATAGTAGATAAACTTTTAGATATTTACCAAGCCGATATAAACCAAGATACATTAGATCCTAATTTGATTTCTTGGATAAGAGAAAAAACAAAATTCATACAATGGATTGCAGGCAAGACTAGCGATTTGTATAGTGATAAAAAAGATTTAACTTTAAATAAAACTACCAATAATATTGTAGTGAGTTGGCTTGATAGTCCAGAACTTGAGCAGAAATATACTCAATATGAAAATATTAAAGAAGATAAAAAAGAAATTATAGAACAGTAATTATCTAAACTTCCAAGCCATAACAAAATACAAAGCCAAGATAATAAATATAACTTCGTAAATGTTATAGCTTAAAAGCAATTCAATCATTAGTTAATCATTATATACATGATTGAAATTATACCAATCATATTGATAGCTCCTAAAAACAAAGCCAGGATATAGTAAAATGTTGTCATTAAGCATGCTCCATTTCATAGTTATCTTCTATTATTTTGTGAGTTAATAACCTTCTATTGTCTAATTCACACTCAACTAAACGCTGATATATAACTTCTTTTATGTCTTTTATTTGATACGAATTATAAAGATCATATTGATTTAAAAGTTTTTCATCGTTTAATCTTTTTATATGTTCTTGCAGTTGTTGAATTGATGTCATTATGCAGCTACCTCGTTTGTTGGATCTATGTATTTATGAAAATCTTTTTCTTTAATTTCATAATAATTGTCTTCTGTATCTATTAAATACAATTCATTTAAAGATTGTGGATCATATCCAAAATCTAAATCTACTGTACTTTCCCATTCTCCAATGCCATTGCATGTATCGCATTTACTATCTTCTCCTAAACATTCTAAACAAAAATGCACTATATGTTTTTGATGAATAGTTTTGCCTTTATATTGTATTGTGTTGTTTTCCATTATGCTACCTCCTTAATTTCTTCTAAAGTTTTTTTTAATTTTAATTCAATCGTTGTTAATGAATTAGAAATCCAAGCTGGATATTTTTCATTAAAAGATTGAGCTGTTAAAACTTCTATTTCTTTTATTAGTTTTTCTACTTGTGTTTTCATATTATACCCTTTGTTGTTTGTTTTATACTATCATAACCGATTAAGTTATACAAGTATAGATCTATTTTAAGATCCTATAACCCTAGATAATTCCAGGGTTATAAGTTATTAAAAATTATTAAGAGCTTTATAATCTTGCAAAATTTGTTCCATAGTAAGATTGTTAAGCTCAATATTACAATCTTTTAAAAGTTTTTTGCCAGATTTATTTTTTAACATTCTAGTACAAACAATAAAACCATGAACAAATCTATCTAATTTGTTCCATTGTTTAATATCTCCTATTTGATTGGTTGATGCTTTTTGTAGATCAACACCACCAAAAGCAGCTAACTGATCAAACAATGTTATAGTTTTAACTGTACCATCTTTTTTAGTTATTTTATCTCCAACTTTATACATTAAGCAACCTCCTTAGTTTGTTTTTCAACTACTGCTTGTTTGATACCTTTATATTTTGCATAAGGAATTATTTTATATGGAGTAATACTTGATGCAGCAACTTCCATACATTCCTTAATATAAACATCCCAGTTAGTAGATGCTTCAGTCATTGTTGATTTATTCATATTATAACCCTTTGTTGTTTGTTATAACCATAATGGATAATCTATAAATAATAATAAGTAAATACATAAAATGAATAAATTTTTAAAAATGTAATAAACTTATTTATATAATTGAATTTATTATCTTATTTCTTTAGATCATTATTTTATGCGGTTAATTAAATTAGAGCTGCTTAAAAGAAAAATAAGACAAATAGAAAAGATTAATAATAGAAAAGAAATGTCCAGGAGTATTGGACCAACAATAGATTTAAAAGTTATAACTAATTATTAGATCTAATTATTAAAACTAATTATCAACAGCATAATTGGAAGTTGTATAAACATAAACATTCAAGCAACCAATTAAAAACATTAAAGCATTTAACAAGGTGCAGTTGTGTTGGTAAGTATTAAGATCAATTAATTAAAGATGAGTGATAAAGTTCCTATTTATAAATACATCGCATCGATTTACATTGTGTGTATTTGTGTCGGATATGCAACACTGTGATATTAATGCAACACATTATAGTAAATACAACCAATAATATATTTCCGATAATTAAACGTTATCGGAACTATTGGCTAATAGATGATCTATTCCTACAAGCTGACATATTTTGGATAGCCACCCCCCCATACACCCCATAAACCGCCACGCATTTTATATATATATATACATGGGACTAGAGAACTCACTTTGAGCCACAGTCAGTTCACCACACAAAATCTTCGCCACACACAAAATCGCTAACTCATAATGGGTATATCCACAAACAACCCACCACCTTTTTTCTTTGCCTGACCAACCTTAATATAATATTAAAATACTACTAATAGTATATGAACAGATCAATGTACCAAGATGATGACGATAACGACTTTTATACAGCCAATGTAAAAGCAGTTGTTTATATTGAGAAAGATAATTCAATAACAGTTAAGTTTACAGGATTACAAAACAAAGAACACTCAGCAATATTTAGTTCTTGGTTAATGATGCTGCTTAACATTGAGAATGCAATTATAAGCAATGAACAATCTAAAGCTATTCACTAATGCTACAAAGTAATTAAATACAAAGATGACAACAATTACAGAAACAGTAATTAACAGCGGTACAATACAATACAAGATTCCATACTACCCAAGAGAAAAACAAATTGAACTTCATTTTAATATGAAGAAATATCGCTGGTCTGTATTAGTCTGCCATAGAAGGTTTGGCAAAACAGTATGTATGATTAATCATCTACTAATGTCAGCACTACGTTCTACTAACAAAGCACCCAGATACGCCTATATAGCACCCACCTTCAAACAGGCTAAGTCTATTGCTTGGGATTATATGAAACAATACACATCATTAATACCTGGCGTTAAATTCAATGAAACAGAATTACGTTGCGATCTTCCTAATGGAGCTAGAATAACATTATTAGGTTCAGAGAACTCAGATGGATTACGAGGTATCTATTTAGATGGTTGCGTTATTGATGAGTATGCAAACGTACAAGGTAAGTTATTTACAGAAATTATTAGACCAGCATTATCAGATAGAAAAGGATGGTGCGTATTTATTGGAACTCCGCAAGGTACTAATAATAACTTCTATGAATTATTTCAACATGCTCAAGGGGATAAGCAATGGTTTCATTATAAAGCTAAAGCATCTCAAACAAATATAGTTGATCAATCAGAATTAGAAGCCGCAAAGAAAGTAATGGGTGAAAAAAAATACCTACAAGAATTTGAATGCGATTGGATTGCAAATATAGAAGGTGCTGTTTATGGAGATGTTATAACTAAGATAGAAGATGCTAGGCAGCTAACAAGAGTTCCTTATGATCCATCACTACCAGTTAGCACAGCATGGGATCTAGGTGTGTCAGATCATTCAGCAGTTATATTCTTTCAACAAATGGGAAGAGCAATTAATATAATAGATTACTACGAAGAACGTGGTCAAGGGTTACCGCACTATGTTCAAATGTTACAAACTAAAGATTATGTTTATAAAGATCATTTTGCACCACACGATATTGAAGTTACAGATTTTGGTAATGGTAAAACAAGACGTGAGGTTGCTTATCAATTAGGTATTAATTTTAAAGTAGTTCCTAAGATTCCTTTTGAAGATGGAATACATGCAACCACTATGTTACTACCTAGATGTTGGATTGATACAGACCATTGCAAAAAACTTATAGATGCGTTAAGACACTACCATAGGAAGTTTATAGATAAAAACAGAATGTTTAGATCTAAGCCTGTACATGATTGGAGTTCACACGCTTGTGATGCTATGCGTTACCTTGCAGTTGGAATCCAAGAAATAAATACTAGACAATCTGCACCGCAAAGTGTAGCAGATAGTGATTATAGGATTATATAAATTATGGGATTCTTATCGCCAAAAATGCCAGCGTTGCCACCAGTGCAACCTTTACCTGAACCGCCTTCTAATAAATTAACAGAAGAAGAACAGGCGAAAATAAAAGCTGAGCAAGATGAAATTCAAAGAAGAAGAAAAGGCAGAGCAAGTACAATATTAACATCTCCATTAGTTGAAGAAGCAACGACAGAGAAAAAAAGTTTATTAGGAATGTAATATGGGTGGTCCAATACCAAATCCTTTTCAATCTAAACCATCAGCTCCTGCACCAGCTCCTGCTCCAGTAGCCGCTGCACCAACTGCTGCAGTAGTATCACAATCGGCTGCAACAGATATGGATGGTTCAGGAATTAGAAGAAGAAGACGTGGAAGATCTCCAACTATATTAACAGGATCTACAGGCGTTCAAGAAGGTGCAACTTTAGGCACACCAACTTTATTAGGATAATAAATGGCTGAAACAGATTTAGTAAAAGATCTCTTAAAGAGATTTGGAAAATTAGTAACACAACGTCAAACTTGGGAATCGCATTGGCAAGAAGTGTCAGATTACATGATGCCAAGAAAAGCAGATGTAACTAAAAAAAGATCACAAGGAGATAAAAGATCTGAATTAATATTTGATTCATCACCACTCCATGCAGTTGAATTATTATCTGCATCTCTACATGGTATGCTTACTAACCCTGCAACACCTTGGTTCTCATTAAAATTTAAAAATATAGAATTAGTAGATGAAGATGCGGCAAAGGAATGGTTAGAAGATTCAACAGAGAAAATGTATGAAGCATTTAACAGATCTAATTTCCAACAAGAAATATTTGAACTATATCACGATCTAATTACTTTCGGTACAGCAGCAATGTATATTGAAGATGATGAAGAAGATATTGTTAGATTCTCAACAAGACACATTGGTGAAGTTTACATATCAGAAAACAATAAAGGAAAAGTAGATACAGTATTTAGAAAATTTAAATTAACAGCTCGTGCATGTATAATGCAATTTGGCGAAAAGAATGTTTCTAAAACAACTAGAGGTATTGCATTAAAAGATCCTTATGAAGAAATTACAATTCTTCACGTTGTATATCCAAGAGA